GAGGCGCGGGAATAAAATCCCATTCAGACGCCGGATAGATTCAAGCAAGCCAATTTATCGTCAAAATCGGTGTTGCAAAAACGGGAGTGACCATAGATTCCGTATTCCTTGAGGGAACACCCCGGTAACTACGGAGGCGAGGCCGTCAACTGATGCAACCTGCTGTCCTACTTTGATTTCTCCATGAGTAGTCCAAGATCCATCCTGTAAGAGAATTTTTGCATCCATCGCCATTGCTTTGCCCATCTTTGGCCTTGCGCCAATCACGAACAGAGAGCCTTTAACCAGACCTTTCGGCGCCAGCAGTCGATCGAGTGACGGGATACCCGTACTCATGCCGCGCTGTTCGCCTGAAGGGTCAAAGCGCTTCTCCAGATCTGCTACCCAGTCATCCATAACCTCGCCAAACGATCTCAACCCTCGGCGGCTGCCGGTTTTTGAATGGTCTGCGAGCTGGGTGAAAATACCCTGAATGGCCTCGTACTTCTGCGTAGCGCTCATGCCGTTGCGGGAATACAGCAGCTCAGTAGCTTCGGTCAGACGGTTGATACCGTAGCGCTCCATTGCGGCTTCCCGGACTGATGCGGCGTATGCCACGATGTTTGCAGCGCTGGGAGTGTTCTTGGCGATCTCCGCAAGGTAAGCAAAGCCACCTACCTGCTCAGCGATCCCTTTGCCTTCGAGCGCGTCGAACAATGTCAGACCATCGACTGGCTTGTTGTCGCGGAACATCTGGCGCATCTCGGCAAAGATCAGCTGGTGAGGTCGGCTGTAGAACGACTCAGGCTTGAGCATCGCCAGAACCTTCTGGACTCGCTCGCTGTTGTCATCATCCAGCAGCAGGCCACCGATAACGCTCTGCTCTGCTTCGAGGTTTTGCGGTACAGCCATGAATTCAGCGGTCATCACGATCCCCCTCGCGCACTTCGATGTAGAGCTTTTCGGTCAGGAACTTATCGAATTTCATGCGGCGCCAGGTCTTCCCGGATTTCTGGTCTGGTCGGTCTTCAAGCATCCATCGGCAGTTCTGAGCGATGTAACGCAGATAACTTCTGAAACCGTCCATGTCCATCGGCTTGCCGTCCAGGTTGCGAGCAATTTTGTTAGCCTTGCCCCAGAAGGTGCGGATCAGATTGCGTCGCTCATCAGTGAGGCATCTCCATCCCCGTGCTTCAGGAAGTTCGTCTTTCAGGCATTGCCATACTTCATCGCATGACAAACGTGACTTTTTCTCTTCAGCAGGTTTCTGGTCATTTGCGACATACTTACTACCGTTAGGTAGTAAGTTATTTAATATATTGTTATCTGTGGACACTGGCTGGACATCGGCTGGACACTCCACCTCCGCAGGCATTGGTACGACTGCGTTTGGGATGGACACTGGCTGGACATCGGCTGGACAAAAATTTGACTGATATTCGTCATATTTGACCACTTTTAGAACAGTAAAACGGTTGTTCGATTTGGTGGTGATCATGCCCAGATTCTGGAATTTACGGAGAAGTGATTTAACGCGATCAGCGGTCAAACCCGTTTCCATTGCCAGTGTGTTTCGCCCGGTGATGAACTCTCCGCGCTCGCAGATCACATCGCCAACATCAGTAGATACCAGTGTCTTTTCGTGATTAGCACGCAGGAGCAGGTGAACCCATAAATGAGCCGCCTCAGCGTCCTTGTAGAACGGCACATCCATAATTTTACGGTGCAGCAAGGCAAACCCCTTACCGTCATTCGTGCGCGGTTTCTGGAGCCTTCTGGCCTCTCTGGCTTCGGCTAAATTGGATACGTTACCCACGACCACTCTCCTTACGTTTCAGTTCTTCCAGGATGGCGCGCATCTTCTCTGCCACAATCGGATTAACCGAGCGGATGAAGCGGTCGCGGGTTATGTTTTTATGTACAGCGGTATGGTAATAGCGTGGATTTTTTGCCATTATTCCTCCTGCAATGAGTGCACACGATTTGCATCTGAAGGCCAGTTCTGTTCGCGCAGACTGGCTTTCGCCATTTTTGAAACTTCCCATCGCATAACCCCCAGCATCGACGTCACCATCGTCATCAGCGGGCCTACCTGCTCAGGCATAAGGCGAAACAGCGACGCTATACCCTCGCTTACCTCTTTCAGCTTTTGATGCTCTGGAGCGTCCAGGAGCACGGCCTGTTTAGCCTCGGCACACTCTTTCATCGCAGAGGCGATCAGCGACATCGTGTCGTTCTGCGGCGCCAGACGGTTGCGATACTCCAGCGGCAGGACCGACATGATTGCCGGGGCCAGCTGGCGAATGTTGTTGGCGGCGTATTCGGTATCGCCATCAATCCAGCGGAATACCTTCTGCATCTGGCGGTGCGAGTCGGTCGGGATATCCAGACTGGTGCCGCCGGTAGCCCGCCACTCTTCCACAATCAGCGCTGCGACAAATTCTCGGCTGCGGCAATCAGCTGCCCAGGCGCGAACAGCTGCACGGATCCCATCGATATTTAACACCGAGGAATCAGGCTCCCGGCGATTCTGGTAAATCATCGCCGTTGGCGAAAATTTGTTACCTTGTTGATACGCAAGTGAATGCATTGCTTTCCCTTTCGTGGTTAGGGCCGCCAATTAGGCGGCGTTGTTGCTGATTGGTGGAAAAACGTCATCAACGCTTACTGAAGCGCCATGCTTATTCAGAGCTGCAACAATCGCCCGGCACTGCTCAAGGCTTAAGCTGCGTTTATTTTTTTCGTAATGGCAAACCGCACCTGTCGACAGGTTCAGCTCTTCGGCAATCTGTCGCTGAGTCAAACCGATGTTTCTGCGGATTTTTCGGATATTGTTCATGTCGGGTCTCCTTTAAACAACTTAAATATACGTTTTGTATTCTTTGTTCGCAAGTAAAATATACGAATTGTGGCTCGCGCAAATATATACAACTTGTATCATTCGGGTATGACTATGAAATGGTACGACTTAGCTAAGACCCTGATGAAAAGTCAGGGCATCAATCAGGAACAGCTGGCGGAGCACCTCGGTATTACTAAAGGTGCGGTAAGTCATTGGCTGAACGCTCGGCGTGAGCCAAGCCTTTCCGAGATCGCAAAAATATTGCAGTTCCTTGGCAAAAAGAACTTCTCCGTAGGAGCTGGCGGTATGATCATTGACGACACGCTTAAGGGTGATGTGGAGTACGCTGGCCCCTACAATCCTGGTAACAAGTATCCAGTAATCAGCAGTGTCCAGGCTGGTTCATGGTGCGAAGCGGTTGAGCCATACACCCTAAAAGATATAGATCTGTGGCTTGAGTCGAATGCTCACATTCAGGGTGACGCGTTCTGGTTGCTCGTTGAGGGCGAGTCAATGACAGCCCCTACTGGCTTGAGCATACCTGAAGGAACCTATGTACTTTTCGACACCGGTAGAGATGCGGTAAATGGCAGTCTGGTTATAGCTAAGCTATCCGATTCGAACGAGGCGACTTTTAAGAAGCTGGTGATCGATGGTGGGCAGAAGTACCTGAAGGGCCTTAACCCGCAATGGCCACTCGTGCCGATTAATGGTAACTGCCGGATTATTGGGGTTGCAGTAGAGACGAAGCTGCGGCTGGTTTAGGCTAAGAGAATTGCATTTTGATGAATTTTCACACAGCAAAAGGATGAGAAAATGTCTGAATTAGATGTGCCATCTCTACCGGAATCCCCATTTGCAAAGCACAAAGGAGATTTGCAGCTTGGGGGTGACTCTGGCCTCGAGTGCTATGTTCTGGACGATGGGAAACGAGTAATTAGCCTTAGAACAGTAGTTAAAGCAATAGCCTCCACCGAGAGTGGAAACCTGGGCAGTTACATAGGCGCTAATGGACTAAAACCTTTTTTAAACAGCGAGTTAATCCTGGGCGAAACTATTGATTTTGCATTACCTGGAACTCAATTTAGATCCAGGGGTATTACAGCGGAAGCATTTCTAGATATCTGCAACGCTTACGTATCTGCCTTGAGAGCCGGAACGCTTGAAACCCAAAGACAGAGGGAGATAGCCATTCAAGCAAGCATTCTTTTAAGTGCTTGCGCCAAAGTCGGCTTGATAGCGCTTATTGATGAAGCGACAGGCTATCAATCTGAGCGAGAAGGTGACGCGCTTCAATTGAAATTAAGGGCTTTCATTGCCGAGGAGTTGCGAGGATGGGAAAAAACTTTTCCTGATGAATTGTGGGAAGAGTTTGGCAGGTTAACCAACTGGAGTGGAAGCTTTAACTCCCGGCCTAAATGGTGGGGGAAATTGGTTCTGGAGTTAATCTATGATGCTCTTGACCCTGATATTGCTCAACACCTGAAGAAAAACATGCCCCCTCCGAAAACAGGGCAAAATTACCATCAATGGTTAACTCAAGATGTTGGTTTAAAAGCTCTTGTAAGCCATATTCATCAGGTTATTGGTATTGCCAAGACGTGCCAGACCATGCGCGAGCTCAGAGATAAAATTGCAGCTTACTATGGCAAGAAGCCGGAACAATTGACCATGTTCAATGACATTCCAGACTCTATTAAATGAAGAGCCCCGGCCACTGCGCCGGGTTTTTATTTGCCCTTCCGCACCATCTCAGCCGCATCCCTGTTCACGCCCTTCCCTATCACGTTTCCTGTTTCCTTCCGGTACTGCTCCAGCTTGTCGATGATGTTTTGCTGGGTCATAGGTAAATCAGCCAGTGACAATTCCATCACCGCCCGCCCCATCGCCTGAATTTTCATGCTTATACGCTCTTCATCCAGAACCATGCACATCCCTCCTGCTGTTTTTTTAAGCGTAGCACTGGTATTTAAAAAAATAAATCACCTTAGAATACAATTTGTTATCACAAAATCACCCACCGATTATACATTTCGTATTGCACGATAAGAATACGTTTTGTATATTCAATCCATCGAAACGAAACATCGACAGCTGAGCGAAGTTAGCCAGCGGCGAAGTGGAGATTCGGTCAGTCGAACGGCGCGACAGTAAACCATGCGTCGGACCATAGGCGGGCTCAGGAAGAGCGGCAATTATGGCAAAGCGATTTACCAGCAGCTCTTTGCGAGGGGCTGACGGTAAACAAACAGAGGGGTGGAAATCATGCTTGGGTGTGAAAAGTGTGACCACGGATTCGTGTTCACCAGATGCTGTTCTGGTCTTGCTGAAATGTGTGGATGCGGCGGAATGCCGGTTCAGGCCACTAATTGCAAGCACTGCAATCCAGAGAACAAAGAACCAGATGACGCGGAGACTGAATCACTACTCCAGTATGTCGAATGGGTAGATTAAGCAGCATTTCTCCCGCATCAGCGGATAACGACAGAGGGTAAGACGATGGGATGGGGTGGAATTACAACAACGCGGTTCGATGAGGTCTCAACTTTTGCTGAGAAATCCGGAAAGTGTGATGTATGCGGTAAAGCATGCAAAAGACGGGAAAAGTTTTATCAAACGCTAAATCCATTCAATAAAAACCCGGATGGCTCCGTAAAAACGCATCAGGAAATCAGGAAGGAAATTGAGCTTAAGGCCATTGAGTGGAAATTAAAACCAGTCAGACATGCAAAGTGCGAATGACCCGCTCCGGCGGGTTTTTTATCGGCCATACATAGGCAGATTTTCGAGTCTGCCCATTTATGACAACCGGCGGCCATCCACCGCCCATTAGCGCAGAAGTCTTTTAACGTTCAGCGGCCCGGCTTAAGGGCGGAGATGCTTATGTCAAAACATTGTGAAAATTGCGGATGCGCAATCCGATCCGGATATTGCACAAACTGCCAGGAAGAAGCGTATATCGCGTTCGTTCAGGCCCCTGAGATGGAATTTAGTGAAGAGTTCTTGCGTGAAGCATTCCGTCAGGACTCCGAGGCAAATCGCCGGGAGGTATCATGACAGTCACCCACAACGGAAAGCAGTACACCGCCAAAAAGCTCAACGATAACGAGTGGCAACTGACGTCGGTATCGGCACCGCGGGAAAAACTGGTTCTGAACCGCTGGCAGATGCATATCGCTGGACTCCTGGAACAGGTAGAGGTGAAGGTATGATCAATCACTACGGAACCACTCCGCTCATTCGCCAGTGCGTCACGCCAGGCATGATGGCATTGCATGAAGGCCGAACCTATCGCGTCTCAGCAGTCATTCAGGAGCGCAAATGGGTATATCTCCACACTGATGCAGAAATCATCCGCCTCAGTGACTGCGTGATTGACGTCCTTCTGGACGGTCACGGCAACCCTATCCAGCACTAACCACCCTATTCAACCGATCGGCCTGGCTTTTTGCGGGCGGGATCTGCACATCCAAATTTCAGGAGAAACCATGAGCGAAGTAACGGATTTAGTCGTCATTGAGAAACAGAACGCAATGGCGGTATTCACCACCAAAGAGCAGCTCGACCCGATTATTGAGGCGATCGAGAAAGAAGCTCGCAGCCTGGTGCCGGATGTGTCGACCCGTAAAGGCCGCGACGCTATCGCATCCATGGCGCACAAGGTTGCCCGTTCAAAAACCTATATCGATAACGCCGGTAAGGATCTGGTTGCCGAGCTTAAAGCCCTGCCGAAGCAGATAGACGAAAGCCGCCGCATTGTGCGTGAGCGCCTGGAAGCGCTGAAAGATGAAGTGCGCCGCCCACTCACCGAATGGGAAGCCGAGCAGGAGCGCATTAAGGCTGAAGAAGCCATGAACGCGCTGCACGCCGAAGCGCTGGAAATGAACGAAGAATTCGACCGCCAGCGTGCCGAGAAAATCGAAGCAGATCACGAAATGGCTCTGCTGATGAATGACGCTTTCGACCGTGACCGCGAAGAGAAGCGCCGCCAGGAAGAACAGGCTCAGCGTGATCACGAAGAACGCATTAAGCGCGAAGCGGCAGAACAAGCGCGTCGCGATGCCGAGGCGAATCACAGGGCTGAACTGGAAGCTGCAGAACGCCGTGAAGCTGAAGAGAAAGCGCGTGCAGAGCTGGCGGAGCGCCATCGCATCGAAACTGAGCAGCGTGCGGCACGTGAGAAGCAGGAAGCGGAAGCGCGTGCACGACGCGAAAAGGAAGAAGCCGTTGCCGCCGAGCGACGCCGCCTGGAAGAGGCAGAAGCCGCCCGCCTGGCCGAAGAGCAGCGCAAAGCTGAAGAAGAAGCCCGCCGCGCCGCAGACAAAGAGCACCGCCGCACCATCAACCGTCGCGTCATCGCCGACCTTATAGCGCAGGGCATCCCCGAAGAATTCGCGCAGAAAGCACTGCTGGCGATCGCTGGCGGCAAGGTGCAGGACGCGCACATCAAATATTGAGGTGATTCATGAATATCACATGCGAGTGCGTGGACATGCGCACATCTGTCGGCCCCCACAACACCATCAAAGTTGAGATGGAAGGCGTTGTGCTGGCCGGCACCGTTAAAACCCGTGACGTACTACCCCAGCTCGACGGCGCAGAAGTCATCGAATGGCTGGCTGAACAGGGATATGTCATCACTCATCAGGAGCGTGCAGCATGACGGCAGCAGAACGGTGGGATGAAGAGTCGTTCCTTCGCCTTATGCGCGACGTGATACCAGAAAAGCCAGAAACCGACGACGAGCCAGTCAACCTGGCCGCCGAGCGGCAGAATCCGGTCATTAGCTGGGATGAATTTGCGGGGAATTACACATGAACCTTGATGAATTAGATGCGCCATTTGCCAGCGAGGATATTGAGTGGCGTATTCAGCAGGCGGGAAAAAACAATAACGGCATCTGGGCAAAGGTGCTGGCCTACGTAACTAACCGCGCAATCATGAAGCGGCTGGATGAAGTATGCGGCAAATCTGGCTGGCGTAACGAATACCGCGATATTCCGAATAACGGCGGTGTTGAGTGCGGTATTTCCATCAAAGTTGATGGCGAGTGGATCACCAAGTGGGATGCGGCAGAAAACACTCAGGTTGAAGCTGTGAAAGGTGGTCGTTCTGGTGCCATGAAGCGCGCCGCCGTGCAATGGGGGATCGGTCGTTACCTCTATAACCTGGAAGAAGGGTTCGCAGTGGTTTCAGCAACGCGCGCGCTCGGGTTCCAGTACGCCAAATCAAAAGAGGTTGGCGTTTTCTACTGGAAGGCGCCTGCTCTACCAGAATGGGCATTGCCATCAGGAACACCAATCGAGCAGGGCCAGCAACCGCATGATGGTCACCAGCAGGAAGACCAGGCACCTCAGTCAGTGGATGCGGACAAGATCCTCGCCGAATTCTCTGCATACGCCAGTTCGGAAAATGATAGCGACCAGCTAAAGCATCGTTATGAAGATACATGGAAATTACTGAGCGGATTTGCTGAGCACCAGGCCAAATGCAAAGACGTTACTGGTATTCGACTCAAAGAACTTAAACAGGCGGCGTAAATGGCTAGCAAAGGCGTAAACAAAGTGATCCTCGTCGGTAACCTCGGTCAAGACCCCGAGGTCCGTTATCTTCCGTCCGGCGGCGCAGTGTGCAGCCTGACGCTGGCGACATCTGAGTCATGGCGAGATAAAGCCACTGGCGAGCAAAAAGAGCAAACGGAATGGCACCGCGTCGTTCTGTTCGGAAAACTGGCTGAAGTGGCCGGTGAATACCTGCGCAAGGGCTCTCAGGTTTATATCGAGGGCCAACTGCGTACACGAAAATGGACAGATCAGGCTGGCGTGGAGAAGTACACCACGGAGATAGTGGTAAACGTCGGCGGCACAATGCAGATGCTTGGTGGCCGTCAGGGCGGTGGAGCGGCACCGGCAGGTGGCAGACAAACGCAGGGCGAAAATCAATTCAGCGGCGGCGCACGGTCTCGCGCACAGCAGCAGTCGGAACCCGCACCATCTAACGAACCGCCAATGGACTTCGACGACGATATACCCTTTTGAATCATCTCCCGGTCAGGAGAAACCAATGAACAAATTTACCCCCGAATATCGAAAACATCTTCTCCGGCCAATCCCTGACCGGAAACTTAGCCCGCAAGAACGCGCCGATCGCAAAGAGCTTTACCAGATCATCCGTGAGGAGCGTGAGAACGATACATCACCGGAAAAACCATCGACTTACAAGCCATGTGATCCATATCTGAATGACAACCGCAAAGGTCTTGGCGGTGCTTCAAGGAGTGACTAATGACTCACGCTCACGACGACATCAGGGTTGGCACTCTGTGCCTTCCCTTCATTGGTAACGGCTGGCTAATGCCATGGGGTGAAGTTGTCAGTAATCCATTAAAGGCGCAGCGCCTCGCTGAGGAATATCGGGAAAGGCAGGAGGCGGCATGACAGCGAAATACTCACTTCTGTATGCCGATCCACCCTGGTCTTACGGCAACACCATCAGCAACGGCGCCGCTGCCGATCACTACTCCACCATGAAGCTAATCGACATCAAGCGCCTGCCAGTGTGGGAATTAGCCGCCGAAAACGCGGTGCTGGCGATGTGGTACACCGGCACGCATAACCAGGAGGCTATCGAACTGGCCGAAGCATGGGGCTTTACCATTCGCACTATGAAGGGATTTACCTGGGTGAAGCTGAATCAGAACGCCGAGCTGCGCATCAACAAGGTACTGGCTGAGGGTGAGGTTACCGACTTTTACGACTTCCTCGATTTGCTTAACGCCGAGACGCGCATGAACGGCGGCAACCACACCCGTGCAAATACCGAAGACCTGCTGATTGCCACCCGCGGCGCCGGGCTGGAGCGAAAGCACGCAGGGATTAAGCAGGTAGTCTACAGCCCGCTCGGCGCGCACAGCGAAAAACCGTGGGAAGTGCGCCACCGACTGGAGCTGCTTTACGGTGATGTGCCTCGCATTGAGCTGTTCAGCCGCAGCGCGGCCCCGGGCTGGGATGCTTGGGGGAATGAGGTTGATGGCGATGTGAAGCTTGTTCCGGGGAGATATGAAAATGCCGAGTAGAAATTGCCCTGAATTAACTGCCGAAATGGTTAGAGAGCTTCTGGAATATGACCCCACAACAGGGCTGCTGACCTGGAAGACTTGTCGCAAAAAAGTCCAGAAAGGTAGTGTTGCTGGCTCGGTTTGTGGGAACGGTAGAAAGCTTTACGTCAAAGTTAGGATTGGCCGCCTCTATCGCGCGCATCGTCTCATTTGGCTGATGGTGACAGGTGAATGGCCAAAGTATCACATCGATCATGTTGATAATGACGGCACGAATAACCGATGGTCCAATTTGCGTATGGCTACGCTAAATCAGAACCAACATAACAGAGAGTTAAGCAGAGCGAATTTAACGGGATATAAAGGCGTCTCTCGGGCCAATAACTTATCAAAACCATACCGTGCAAATATCACAATAGGCCGTGAGCGCCGCCACCTTGGCTACTACCGTTCGGCTGAAGAGGCCGCTCATGCTTACGACGAATCTGCTCGCGAGCTATTCGGTGAATATGCGCGACTTAACTTTCCGCATGAAAACGAGTTAGCCGCCAGAAAATTGCTGCCCGGTTGCGCCATCGACGTCGTGAAAACGGAGGCAGCATGACGCCAGCAAATGAAAACGCCATCCGCGCCGCCTGCCGCCGCCGCACCGAGGAAATCCAGCAGGCCATGCGCAAGAAGCCAAAGCCTAACTGGAACGAAACGGTGCCTCCCATCATCAACAAGCACCACAAGAAAATTGAAGCTCTGGGAGTTAGCCTCCTGGAGTTCGTCGTATACACAGGGCAGCTTAATCGCCGCTTCGGAGTTGAATCGTGAAGGTTGAAAAAAGCGATGTTCTGGCGTTTACCATTTCAGATGTTGAACGTCTCGACCCGGTAAGGGTGATGATTGAAAACTATGAGCAAGGAAAGGGAAGAATCACTGTCACCTGCTACGGACAGGCATGGACTGGAGCATGGTTTGCAATGGGCGGTGACACTGTTCAGGAGTTCATTAAGCGTGTCAGTAATGACTACCTGATCGGGTGTTTAGCTCCCCGGCTTGAAAGCTCGGTTGACGATGATAACGACGCCAACCTTGAATTCGTTAAATCGCAAATCATCAAGCTTCGCCGCGAACAGGAAATTGATAAGGGTGATGCCCGTGAAATGTGGACAGAGGCCGAAAATGCGGAGGATGTGAAGGCAAACTGCTGTGATTTTATCGTTGGGGACAAGCTTTTGAAATTGTTTGGCGACGACCCTTGGTATGCCGGATGGCCGACTGTACCCAATCCGAAATATCAATTTCTCGAACGCATAATTGAAGCGGTACGTGGCGGGCTCGCAGAACTGGAGTGTGTCGCATGAACAGAGCCTCTCCCGTTGATTTGAGAAAAAGCATCGAAATCGCCAACCACCTGGCGCACATCGGGATTCGCTTTGTGCCGATCCCGGTGGCGACCGAAGAAGAATTCCAGGCGCTGGCCGCCGAGCTATCTCGACGGCTTGAGCAGATGGCAGTCGAAGCCGAGAAGAATGAAGGCGGTGCAGCATGAGGGCACTAATCACCAGGTCGCTAAAGCGGCCTTTTTTATTGATGGCGTTCACCTTCAACCGAATTAACCGACAGTTCCGGGAGCATTGACCATGGACATCATCGATACCGCAGCAGAGATTGAAGAGCTTCAGCGTAACGCTGCCCTTTCCGCTCACCGAGTGAACCGCAACGCCGTATCAGCTGAGCATTGTGAAGAGTGCGACGAACCAATTCCAGAGCCGCGGCGTGCTGCCGTTCCCGGCTGCCAGACGTGCGCGGAGTGCCAATTTATTTTAGAAAAGAGAAGAAAATTGCAGGGAGGTTGATATGTCTGATTTGAGTCATGAGCGACTGCTGCAACTACTTGAATATGATGAATTAACAGGAGTGTTCATAAGGAAGGTTCGCACAAGCGCGAGTACTAAGAAAGGTGAGCGTGCTGGATTCAATAATGGTGATGGATATCTACGCGTCATGGTTGATGGAAAGAGATATCTCCTTCATCGCTTAGCTTGGTTCTATGTCCATAAACGTTGGCCAAAGAACGTTATTGACCATATCAATGGAGATGGAAGCGATAACAGAATCTCAAATCTGCGTGAGGCAGACCCCGAACAGAACTCCAGAAATTCAAGGCTCAGGGTTGATAATAAATCTGGAGCTAAGGGTGCTAGCTATCACAAGCGAATAGGCATGTGGATTGCCACAGCAAGATTAAACGGCAAACAAGTGCATCTTGGCGCCTTCAAAACAAAAGAAGAAGCCATCTCCGTTTCGAACCAATTTCGAACTGAGAATCACAAAGAATTTTGCAATCTGGGCTCAGCAGAAGACATTAAGAGAAACACACGCATAGCCACAATTGACGGGCTAATCGATGGGTATCTCAAAAAAACAGGCGGCAATTACAAAGGGCTTGGTGCCGCCATCGTCGACTATATCTCCCTTCTCAATAAGCTTGAATGACGCAACTGATAGCCAGTTATGAGCTGGCTATTGGGTGCGAAAGCACTGCCTCACATCCCTTGATGTTATTGCCGCCTACGGGCGGCTTCTTTTTGCCTGGAGAAAACCATGAGCGACATTATTCAGTTGGTACCGAATAAATGGGTCACAGAGGAACTTTTAACTGCGACAACCGGCATGTCAAAGCACATGATTCAGCATGCCCGCCGGTCTACCTGGATGGAGGGAAAGCATTATCGCCATGTTGCCCCTGATATGGCACCTAAGCAAAACAGCCCAATCATGTATAACCGCGATGAGATAAACCACTGGATCGAGCACCAAAGCCCAGCGAAACGCCGGAGAATATCTGCTTAAATGTCCTTTGGCACATCAAACGAGGAATGATTATGGCAGCATACCCAACAGGCGTAGAGGTTCATGGCGAATCGTTACGCATATGGTTCATATATCAGGGGAAGCGTGTCAGGGAAAATCTCGGCGTTCCTGACACGCCAAAAAACAGGAAAATGGCAGGCGAACTTCGGGCTTCAGTCTGCTTTGCGATAAAGACAGGCACATTCAATTATGCCTCGCAATTCCCTGATTCATCGAACGCAGAGAAATTCAGCACTGTCAGAAAGCAAATCTCACTACTTGAACTGAAATCGAAATGGCTTGGGCTTAAAGAGATGGAGCTTAGCCTCGGGACGTTGAGGCGTTACGATTGCCACCTCACAACCACTATCGAAACAATTGGTGAGCACAGGTATATCGGCAGCCTGAACACTGAAGATATCCTTAGTGCCAGGAAGGAGCTACTGAACGGCTGGCAGAAGACCAGACATGGCCTAAATCATCCACCCAAAAAGGGAAGAAGCGTTCCTACAGTCAATAGCTATATGGCATGCCTTGGCGGGATGCTGAGCTTTGCTTTCAAAAGTGGCTACCTGAAAACCGATCTGATGGCAGGTATTACCCCTCTCGCAAAAGAAAGACCCATTCCAGATCCTCTTACTTCTGATGAGTATCAGAGAGTGGTTGCGGCCTGCCCAACGCTACAGTTTCAGAATATGGTTATCTTTGCGGTAAATACAGGCGTCAGGCATGGCGAACTAAGCGCGTTATCCTGGGAGGATGTGGATACTGTCAACTGGACTGTTACAGTGTCACGGAACTATTCCCTGAAGGGAAACTTCACCCTGCCAAAAACCAACGCCGGGATTCGAACAATACAGCTGACCCAGCCAGCAATTGATGCACTCAAGGCGCAAATGCCACTGACCAGAATGATGGCATCCCACAAGGTAAGCGTCAGCCTACGGGAATACAAAAAAAAGAGAACCGATGAATGCACCTTTATATTCTCGCCGTCCATTACTTCAATGAACGGTAAGAAGACGATGTGCTACGTCCCCGGATCCATTAATTCAGCCTGGCGCACTGCCCTGCGTCGTGCAGGCGTCCGACAAAGACGGTCTTATGAAACCAGGAACACATATGCGTGCTGGGCACTGGTCGCCGGAGCGAACCCAAATTTCGTTGCGCACCAGATGGGCCATTCGTCAGCGCAAATGCTATTCACGGTTTACGGTAAATGGATGACCGAGAATAACCATGATCAGGTGGGCATTTTGAACGCATCATTTACTCAAAATGCCCCACTGATGCCCCATAGAAAAACCGCATAACCTTAACTATCTGATTTAACATATTAATATCACTTCAATCATGATTCATCTGGATGAGCAAGGTCGGCTCTTTTGCCTTTAGCTTCCTGCCGGTAATGTTCTGTATCGCCATTCCTCTGGGTCTGGCGCGCGAAAACAAAGGCGTGGCGGCGTTTGCGGGCTTCGTTGGCTATGCGGTCATGAACCTTGCGGTTAACTTCTGGCTGACCGCCAAAGGGATCCTGCCCACGACCGACGCGGCGGTACTGAAAGCCAATAACATTCAGAGCGTGATTGGAATTCAGTCCATCGATACCGGGATCCTTGGAGCCGTGATCGCGGGAGTGATCATCTGGATGCTGCACGAGCGCTTTCATAACATCCGCCTGCCCGATGCGCTGGCCTTCTTCGGCGGCACCCGCTTTGTGCCAATCATTACGCTGGTTGTGATGGGTCTGTTTGGTCTGATCATCCCTCTGATTTGGCCGGTTTTTGCCATGGGGATCACCGGTATTGGCCGCATTATCAACGGCGCGGGTGATTTCGGCCCGATGATTTTCGGTACGGGTGAACGTCTGCTGCTGCCATTTGGTTTACAGCACATCCTGGTTGCCCTGATCCGTTTTACTGAAGCAGGCGGCACTATGGACGTTTGCGGTCATTCCGTTAGCGGCGCGCTGACCATCTTCCAGGCCCAGCTGAGCTGCCCGACCACGCACGGCTTCTCTGAAAGTGCGACGCGTTTCCTCTCTCAGGGTAAAATGCCTGCCTTCCTCGGCGGCCTGCCGGGCGCTGCGCTGGCGATGTACCACTGTGCCCGTCCGGAAAATCGTCATAAAATTAAAGGCCTGCTGATCTCCGGCGTGATTGCCTGCGTGGTGGGCGGTACGACAGAACCTATCGAGTTCCTGTTCCTGTTCGTGGCACCGGTACTGTACCTCATCCACGCCGTACTGACAGGCCTGGGCTTTACCGTGATGGCTGTGCTCGGTGTGACCATCGGTAACACCGACGGTAACGTGATTGACTTCGTGGTATTCGGTATCCTGCACGGCCTGTCCACCAAGTGGTATCTGGTGCCGGTTGTGGCCGCCATCTGGTTCGCGGTTTACTACGGGATCTTCCGCTTCGCCATCACCCGCTTTAACCTGAAAACGCCTGGCCGCGATACCGATAC